CGTACATGGATTGGTGTTCAACAATCGAGCCTTGCGCTTAACCCTTAAAAAGTTAAACGCAAGACTAGCCTGCGAAGGAAATGGTTTTCTAACGAAAACCTTACCACGTCTTGCTAAAGCCTTTGATAAGGCCTTGGCTGGCGGAACTCCGTTAAACGCTACCGAGTTGGGATTTGAATCCCTTCCTGGTAGTAAGCTTCCGAGATTTCTCGGTGAGCTTTTTAGCGAAGTCCTGTCAAAAGACGGGGTATTGCTTCACAGTCCTTGTGCTGTAAGCGTCAAGTCATTAAGGTTAGTTTTATATCCTTTTGGGAAATATAAACTACCTTATTCCGATGAACAAGAACAACAAGTCCTTCAAAAGTTTAAAGAAACTGAGAAGGACCTATTATCACGTTCAGCAGACTTCAATGAACTTGAAGCTTCTGTTGAACGCAACTACCAAAGTCGTCGTAGTCTTCTCTTTGAGAATGCTCCGAGGACGATGGTAGCGCGGCGTGCGAGGGCTCTTTTGCAAGAGCTCTTCGCATCGTTTGACCCACTAGACATACATCCTAGACACGGCCCTGGAGCTGTTGCCACTAGGCAAAAGCTTCAAGAGAAGTATCTATGGACTAATGTCTCTGGGAAGATCACAGAATGTTATCCGTTTGATGCGTATTTCTGCGCATCAATGGGTCAAGTCTGTGACGAGTTCGAAACCTTTTCTAAGGTTTCTTCCGAAGACCTTTCGGCTCGAGTTATACTCGTTCCGAAAGACTCGCGTGGCCCTCGCCTTATTTCTTGTGAACCCGTTGATTATCAATGGGTTCAGCAAGGATTAGGTAGAGCCATTGTTAAGTTAGTGGAGAACCACCCTCTCACTCGAGATAGTGTATTCTTCACCGATCAGTCCCATAACCGTGCCTTAGCCCTTGAAGGGTCAAAGTACGGTCGGTATTCGACCCTCGACCTCAATGAGGCCTCGGATCGAGTAAGCGCTGATCTAGTTCGCCTACTCTTCCCTAAATCCGTTTATACGTATTTAGAGGCTTGTAGGAGTTCATCGACTGTTCTACCTGATGGACAAGTATTACCGCTCAAGAAGTTTGCGCCGATGGGAAGCTGTCTTTGCTTCCCTATCTTAGCGCTCACCGTTTGGGCTATACTTGCCGCCAGTGCGAACAACGCTGATGCACGTGAGTGCATTCAAGTGTATGGCGATGATGTGATCGTTACAACCGCTTTTGCGGGAGACGCGATCGAACAACTCGAATCGTTTGGTTTAAAAGTAAACCGTGATAAGAGTTGCATAGGTGGACTCTTTAGAGAGTCGTGTGGCATGGACGCTTTCAACGGCGTCGACGTCACTCCTGTTCGTTTACGAACAGTCCTATCATCAATGCCCTGCCCTGATGTCTATACTAGTTGGATAGCTTATGCTAATTCCTATTATGATAGACACTGCTTCCGTGTCTACGATCTGATCGTAGATTGGTTGCTCCATACATATGGACCAATCGCGAGCGACGACATGAATCTTTCATGTCCTAGCTTACGAGAAGTACCAGACGAATGGAAACCAAAACGTCGGCGTTGGAACAAGTGCTTGCAAAAGCACGAGTTCCGCGTTTACGACGTTAGGTCGCCCTTAGTTAAACGTCCCATGAAAGGTTGGTCGATGCTACTTCGTTATTTTAGCGAAGTTGGCACCGATTCTCCATTGTCATGGGCTAAGGATTCAGTTCGAGACGGGGACCAGGGTATAGACCCTATTCCCGCCTTTTCTGTCAGTCAGTACACGAGCCGAAGAACAAGCATGCTTGTTCGACGGTGGCGATGATTGAGAGTTAGTGGTTGTTCCACATCTCTC